TGGCCAGTTTTTGTTGACCACTTCAGCCGCTATACGGGAAAACAGTGCCTGTAACTTCCGATAGTCAGCCTCATTCGGCAACTGCCACTGACTGGCACCAAACCAGTGGGAAACCATATTTTTCTTACCTGTGGCTTCGGCAATTTGTTTTGCCGTTATACCCAGTTCGGCACGAGCATCCCTGAAATACGATATCAGCGGTGCCATTATGTGCTGTTTGAGTTCCCTTTCTTTTGCCGCATAGCCGTCACTTTTGCCGCGATATGGCCCCTGGTAATGTTCAGCAAACAGAACGCGCTCTGTGGCAGGAAAATATGCGCGCAAACTTTCTTTATTACACCCATTCCAACGTCCGGACGGCTTCGCCCAGATGATATGGTTAAGCACGTTGAAACGTTCACGCATCATGATCTCAATATCAGATGCCAGGCGATGCCCACAGAACAGGTAAAGGCTTCCGGCAGGTTTTAACACCCGCCAGAACTGGGCCAGACAGTGGTCCAGCCACTTAAGGTAATCTTCGTCCCCTTTCCACTGATTGTCCCAGCCGTTGGGTTTCACCTTGAAGTACGGCGGATCGGTAACAATCAGGTCAATGGAATCATCAGGCAGGGACTGAATAAAATGCAGGCAATCAGCGTTGATTAAATCAACACTGTTTATTTTTACAGTATTTTTCATGGATCAGTAAGCGTAACTCTGGTAGGCTCACTCTGCTTTTGCGCTAAAGCAGTGGGCCGTGGTTCGCTTGTGACCAGTAAGCATGAGCGAATGGCTGGCAGGTGCTACCAACACCCACCAGCCGCCCATTTTCACAGCAGGAAACCGCCATTACTGGCAGCGTCTGAATTTATTCCCGTACCCGCCGTTATCCTTCGCCAGCCCCGCCAGAACTAACTGAGTCAGTATTAACTGGCACCGGGCTTCGCTTACTCCGGTAGTTCTCGTCATCATGCGTGGCGTTACCCACTTGTCAGCAGGTAAGAAATGAAGGACTGCTGCGGCGGTTTCTGTCATATCTTGCTGTTTTAGCATGTCTTTTTCCCTTCTGGTTAACATGACATACCAATAACTCTTGTCTAAAAAGCCAGCAAGATAAAAAGTCAGTATTCACGACCACCAGCGTGTTTACTGTACTGCACCAAGTTTACAGGTACAAAAAACCCGCTCAGTGGCGGGTTGCTATCACAGCTATATATTTACTTATTATGCCGTTACTAACATTTATCTTCGGCATATAATCGAAAACAAGGTTTGCTTAAAACTCTGCTTTCATTTTATCCGGGAATTTTTTATTTGCAGCATAATAACTACCAAGTATATAAGCGTTCATTTGCTGCTCTACATCAACCCGACATGCAGCACTAGAACAAGCACCACTGATAAGCCCAAAAGAACTCCCTTTAGCAGAGAGATCAGCTTTAATTTCCTCTACAGTGTTTTTCCCCATAGCAACTACACACCCTGTAACAATATATCTAGCCTTCACATCATCCATGCTAAGGATAGTGGTTTTCGCAATTTTGCTGTATCCATCATTTTTATAAACATCCATGGCAAACGCACGGCAATCTGTATAATACGGACTTGCTTTAACTTGCGAATACTCAGGTAATTTCATACCTGCACAACCGACTAAACAAAAACCTATCGCTGCTATTAATACCTTTTTCATTACACTCATAACCTAGAAGCATCATTGAAACTAATTTATTAAATATTCATCGAGTTTCTGGAATACAGACGTTACCCATCTCTCCAAAATCTAAAAGATAATAAGAAAAAATGTTTAACGTACCAATCCATTTCATAGTTTCATGAGACATCAGGCACAAAAAAACCCGCTCAGCGGCGGGTTCTTAAATCTTATCAACGGTAGACATACAAAGCCCATCGTTGGGAAAATCTTATCCATATTTTTTGAAAAATGCAAGCATCATGTCGCCATCTTCGGCGAAAATCATTTATCTTGTCACTTTTCTCAATTGTGTCTCTGCATATGCTTCTTCCTGCCAGCACTTTGTAACCAGTTTATCAATGATATCTGCATATCCTTTGTACCACTGATAATCCGTCAGGGCAGGTACCAGCTTCTGGACATGATGCCGCGCCAGTGTGGTTGGTAAACGGCTAAACCGGTTACCATTGCAACGCCCACAAATCTTATAAACAGGCGTACCATGAAGCCGGGTTCTTTTTTCATCCAGGACAATACCTTTACCCTTACACCCTCTGCACGCTGTGCTGACTTCTCCCTTACCATGACAATGCTGACATAGTTCCTTCACCCACTCTTCCTTGATAACAGATTCCCCGCTTCTGGAGTGTTTCACCACCTCGCGCAATACATTATGAAATCCAGTACCAGCACAATGCTCACAGCGAGCCTTACTTGCCGCAGACCTGGAATAATCAACAAAGGCAAAATTCACAAGGTAAGGGATGATCTGTAACCGGGTTTCTTCACTCAATTTATTCAATGTCGGGTTATCCAGTGCCATCGCGTAATTGAGCAGACCTTCAATCGCAAACTGAGGATCCTGAACACCAACTTTTGCCAGGAATAAGGCAAAACCCAGTGGTGCTTTCGACTGCACCATCCCCTGCGCAGCCATTACATCCGTAATTGTTAAACCACCAGAGCCTGTCGCCGGTGCGTCATCACTCAGTTTTGGAGATTTTGGGGAGTAATATTTTGGTAAGGCTTCAAGGTTCATGCTCGTTCTCCACTTACGCCAGTACGCCTATTGCCAGCGCACGATCGATAAAACGAAATATCAGCTCCAGCTGGGAGCCATACTTCTCTTCAAATGTCACGGTATCCGCATGCAGCTCGTCGTGATGCTTTCTGCACAAAGGCAACACAAAGAGATCATGCGCTTTTGTACCCATTCCACCCTGACCGTGGCCTATCAGGTGGTGGGGATCATCAGCTGGCTTTCCACAACATGCGCACGGCTGCGTCTTAACCCAGCGCGTGTACTTTTCATTAACCCAGCGGCGACGTTTGGGGCGTAACATAAAAGACTCCGGCGACTCCGGATCCACTTTCAGCGCCAGCACCTTTTTCGCTTTATCCTGGATGATGCTGGTGGCAGGAACCGAAGGCACAAGGTCACTTTCCCGGGTGACAGACGGCACAACAGGCTTCGGTAATCTCAGTGCCTTACGGGCTGCACTTTCCGGTAAGGCATCCGCCAGGTCATTACGAATCAGCCACCAGCACAGTTCCGGCATTGTCACAACGTGACTGTCATCAAAACCGAGATCCCGACGCACAACAGACAACACCCAGCGGGCACAGTTATCCGTTGCCATTGATTCCAGCCGTTCCGTGAACTGATCGCGCAGCTGGTTATCGCAGTGCCAGCACAGACGGATTGCACCCGGAGCGTGTCGCATTGTGGTCATGTTCTCGCTGTGCCAGTCGGAATGAGGCCACTGGCAGCCTTTTTCACGAAGTAACCAGCTTTCAAGACATTCCACGCCACCAGCACGACGGATCACTGCCTCATTGCGGAACACGGCCCGAACGGCAGGATCATCCGCCAGCGGTTGTGATGCCGCCGGAACGGCACCACTGGCGAAAGATGAATAACGTTCCGGCTCAGGCTCCAGCAGGACACGCCCCTGCATAAACAGGGGCATCAGCTCTGAACCTGGCCTGAACAATACGATCCCCATACGCGGGGCAATTTCAGGGGTCAGTAGTGCTCTCACGGTCACCTCAATGAACGGTATCGAGCAGCTTTAACAGCTCAGGGAATCGGGATTCGAAGAAATGCGGCTGTGTCTCGCGCGGATTTGCGGGACTGGTGATGTTCTTGCCGAACATGCAGCCTTTCGCCGTCAGCGACCAGAATTTTTTGATGTTGTTAATCGCGGTACGGCTGTATCGTTCGCGCTGCTCGACGATCCCCAGCTTCACCATCTGGTGATATGCCTGATTAGCCGTCAGGCGGATACCATACTGTTTCAGCAGTGCACTCAGTGACAGTGTCGGGCGACTTGAGCCATCGTGTGCATCAGCAGGAGCATCAATGGCATAGCGCGGTGCCAGATTCGGTAAGCCAACAGCCTCCTGGAGTTTCTGACAGGCACCAAGCACAGATGAGTTAGACAGGTTTAATTCCCGACGCATAAAGTCCAGCAGAATCACACCAGCCTGCATCTTGTCAGCAGCCTGTCCGGATAATTTTTCCGGTGTGCTGGTTACCATGTCGAAAGTACGGATCACCTTCAGATGGAATGACGGGCTGATCCACATTGCATAGGCATACACCAGTTCCTTGCAGACATAAGTTCCCCGTTCATTTCCCCCATGAATCACACTCACCGGGTCAACACCCAAATTCTGGGTGTTGGTCAATTCATGAACAAGTTCAACAGTTTGTTGGCTGGAAAGAAACTTTCCTGGCTCCTTGGTTCTGGCATTTGCACCAGATGCTACTGCTGCGCGATGCAGATCGTTCAGGCTGTAACGCCCATAAACATCACGACGAACTTCAATACCATCAATAACCATCAGATTATTCATACTTCGTTTCTCCTCTTAATCAGGCGGCTGCACCCGCCGGTTTCTCATACTTACTGATAGTGATCTCGACCTTCCCTTTCGGGATAACCGGTCCCCACTCCACCAGCATTCTTTTCACCTGTCTGTCGTCTTCCCACACACCCGCGTGGGTCAGGGCGTCAAACAGCGCCTTGTTATAGTTGTCCAGATCGCGGATCCGGTTATCCGGAGGAAACAACACGATCTCCACTGAAGCAGGTGCCGACGTTGGTTTTGGCAGACGACGTAACTGCTCAACTATTGCTGCGCACGCCACGCTCTGAAATTTTCGCCCCGCCGCGCTTATCAGGCTCTTACCAGAAAATGCCCCTTTGTTGGGGTGTCGCCAGTACGTGTTCACGCTGGGCGGGAAAGGCAGGATCAGCTTCATACTTTCAGGCCTCTCTCATGTAACCAGTGAGTTGCACGCAGCCTTGCGTTTTCCTCACCGGCAAGCAGTGAGCGGATAATCCCGACCGCCTCGCTGTCGTCGTCCTTCACCGCGGTATGAAGCGTGATCCCCCGGGCCACACCACGCTTTATCGTGATGACGCCTTTTTTCTCCAGTGCGCGAAGATGCTCCACCGCTGCATTCACCGAACGGTATCCCAGCATGGTTGCCACCTCCTGATTGGTTGGCGGGAAGCCACGTTCTTTCTGATAAGAAATCAGCATATCCAGCACCTGCTGCTGGCATTGAGTTAACGTCGTCATGCCGCCATCTCCCTGACCAGTTTTTCCGCCTGCTGGCGAACCTGCGCCAGAAACGCCTCACCACATGCCTCAAGTTCATCGCGCCCGATGTAGCTGATTGCCGGTCCCTTCCAGGTCTTGTCAAAAACAGCAATAGCACCAGCGAAAAAAGCTCCTGTCGGCACCTGCTTCTCATCCTTCGGGATAAACCAGGCTGGCAGTTCAAAACCAATACGCCCGCGAATAAAAGCAATATGGTCCGCATCTTCCGGCCACCACACTTCGCTGGTGGCAGCTTTGATCAGGAAAACATAGCGCCCGCCCTTATCACGCATGGCACTGGCATGTTTCATGATGTAACGCATGCCGGTGATGTATTGCCCCTCATGCTGACTGGCGCGGCTGTATGGAGGATTACCAAAGGCAGCACCTTTAAGCTCCGCAAGGCGTTCTGACCAGTCATGCGCCAGCGCGTTGTCTTCCGCCGTGTAATACGCAGCACATTTGGCGTTATCACCGTCAGTGAACAGATCCAGAACAAACGGGCCAAACAGGGTGTTAATTCCCCAGAAAATGTTGTCCGGCGTGCGCCACTGATCGCCCACTTCCTTCAGTTCATGGGCTGGTTTGTTCCGCAGTTCCACCAGCGCCTGGCAATATTTATTACTCATTAAGCCCCCACGTAATTCCCTGACAGATACCACTCTTCACCCGATGCAGCGCGCTTGCTGCTTTTCCGTAAGCACCGCTCACGATGCGCCAGAAAATTGTTTCGTTCTGGCTGGGAGTGGCTTTCACGGAATGCCTCCATCCACACCGTTGCAGCTCGACGGTATAAGCCCCTGGACTCCAGTTCTTCCGCCTGGCGAGTCAGGCACAAAATCACCTGCGGGTCGTTAGTGCCGACACAGAAATTGCGCACAGGTCTGGTTTCACGAACTGGTTGTGGTTCCGGCTCCTGTGCTCTCTCAGTCAGGCGCGGGAAATGTCTGCGTGTATCTCCTTCACAACGGTGAGCCACACGCCCACTCTGACGTAACTTGCTTGCTGACTGCAGAACGCGCTGCCGTGAGTAACCTGCAAAAGCATCCGCAATGTCTCCGGAAGTACACCCCGGATGGGCTTCAATGAATTTCTGAACTTCATTCAAAAGACTCATGATCACCCCCTGAATCCTGCCGGGATCTGGCTGTAGTCCACGTTGTCGTAACTGGCTTTGAAGTACGGGTCCTCGCGTCTGGCTGCAGATACCGCAGGAACTTCCCAGGATTCTTCGAAATGACGATCCGGACCAAAGAACGTGACAGCCTGTTTCACAAATTGTGTGCCGCTGTTACCCATCGCAGATACCCAGCCCGCGTAGCGTTTCACACCTTCCAGCATGGTTTCGGGGGTTACCCCCTCATTCAAACGGGCTTTCCAGGCTTTGAAGGCTGCAGATTTTGAATTGCCACCAGCACGTTTGGGATATGCCAGCCATGCCTGTTCAAACTCCGGAGAGTATTCCGGTCGGTTTGAACGAACTCGCACAGACTCATCAGCAGATTCACCAACAGCTATTGGTTCATTGACTGGTTCTTTGACTGGTTCAAAAGAGTGACTGGTTCTGGGTGAATCTCCTGCACCACCCCCTGGTGCAACTCCTGCACTACCTGGTGAATTTGCTGCACCAGATAGTGAATTATTTGCACTACCCCCTAGTGAATCTCCTGCACCATCCAGATGAAGGAGATAGATATTACTTGAGTTACCTTTTTCACCTTTCCGGGTGACTTTTTTTACCAGCCCGGACTCACAAAGGGCCGCAATATGATTCATCACAGAACGTTTGCTAATCTCGCACTGGTCAGCAATATGCTGATAGCTGGGCCAGCACTCCCCCTGATCGCTGGCATTATCAGCCAGCTTGATCAGAACCAGTTTTCGCAATGGATTACCCACTCGAATTTTCATCGCTTTAACCATCAGCTCCATACTCATGCTGCACCTCCGAGATGCTTCATGTTTTTTCCGGAGCGAAAGGCTATAAGCGGCATACTGACGCGGTAATTACGGCCCAGCGGTTCACAAATCACCTTCTGACATTCACGGTCAACCAGGCTAACACGTAGAACATGCCCTGCAGGCGTGGTGTACCACTGACCCGGACGAGGACAACGGAAAGTCTGATTGGTAAACCGTTTGAAAATATTTCGGATCATTTGCGCCCCCTTACCTCTGAAGAGTTCAGCGACGAATGAATAAGACGGGCAAGAAATGCCGCATCGTTAATTCGGTCATACAGACTTACTGCCAGCGGTGATTCAGCTTTTTCCAGCATGGGATAAAGCTGCTGCAACCAGGCCTGATGAATTGATGAAATGTAGGAATAGAGAACGCTGGCGTTATGTGCAACGTCGCTCGGTACAGAGGGCTTTGAAAGCTGTTTCTCCATCTGGTTAAAGGCATTGATATATGCCTCTTTGAACTGGGCAGCACGTTTACCCGTGAAACCCATAGCAAGAAACGCAAAACCGTCGCGTGTGATTTGGTAGCAAGGAAGTTTGCGTCCTGTGCAATCAGTGTAATCACTCACCGAAAAATTGCGGGCAGTGAATGATGCTGAGCATTCAAGCGTGCGGATCTTTTTCAGTACATCGTCATGACGTTTGGAGAAGAAGTTGGCAACAGCTAGGGATGAAGTAACAGCCTGACCATCAACGATGGCAATTTCAGGTTGAGTGAGGGTTGGGATCGTAGCCATGATGGCAGCCTCTTTGGTGATTTTTAATAACTCACCACCAAGGCTTTCCACGACCTTATTGGTGGTGAGACGTACAGGGGTGGAAATACCGGTCACCAAAGAACCCGGCCCAACCGAAGTTGGCCCTGCACGCCCCACCATAATTTGGGCGTAATGCTGCTCATGACACAAAAAAACCGCAAGAGCGCGGTTGTGCGCTTTGGTGAATTCCGGGTTTCCACGCCCGGCACCCGTTTTATAAGGTGCCTGAACAGTGTAACGTCCCGGAATGGCAGAATCAATGTGTTGGTGGTCCATCACACTCAACAAAATCACGCCTGAATTTCCACAAAGGACTAAAGCACTCATGCGGGTAGTCTTTGCGAAGATAGATAACACGCTGTGTTTCTGGTTCCCAACGAATAACATGAACATAGAGCCCTCTTCCGTCACGAAACCAGCGGTTAAGTTCCTGCACAACTCGCCCCCCACAGTCAGGTAAAGTTCTCTGTGGTTACTTACAGCCAGGTGATTTGGTAATCTGCATTCACGCCGTAACAACAGGTGTTCAGCGGCACTGACCACCAGCTGTTGCGACAAACGGTTATTTGCCGTTAAACTGTTCATGCGTTAGTTTCTCCACAGACACAAAACGCCACGACGCCCGGAGCTGCACACTCGCGGGCGTCACTCTTTTCTGGAGCGCAAAAGATTTTGTAGACCAGTGCTGCATGCTCCTGGAGCTTCGAAATTGACAGATACAACTCATCATTAATTGCTGTCTGCTCATGTGGCTCCACTACCCCATCTTCGATTGCCGAACGAATCTGCTTTGAGTAACTCCCGATCTGTTCGATGACTTCCAGCAGGCGCTGGTTTATATCGGCGTTCTCTACTTCCTCAATTTCAGGAAGCGATACAAACACCCCACCAGCAGACTGTGCGACAGCATCCGCAATGTAGTGAGTGCCAGCCGCGCGCTGTAAAATCATTGCCCATCCCAACGGGAAAATCTGATCACCATCTGCACGAAGGCGGTTGAATAAAGCATTCTCTGTTACATCAAGCCAGTCAGCCGCTTCAGCGTAACCACCCGGCAACGCCGCGATAGTTTTTCTGACAGCTTTCACGTACCACTCAGGCTGTTTTTCTACTTTCCAGTGATGCTTACCCACGGTTAGCCTCATCGTTCTGTGGTTAAAAATTGAAGGTGTTCTGTTAATCTTTCGGATAGATATCCGGTCTTAAGTCAGATTTCGTAATTGCACTTGACGTGCATTGCTCAAGTTTTTTAGCCAGCACAAAACTGGCTTTTTTATAACCATTGAAAACCAGCCGTAAGTAGCCAGGTGTTGAGCCAACTTTTCCGGCCAACTCGCCCTGCTGTTCTTTGGTTAAAGAGTCCCAATACGCTTTCATACAACATGTACCTCCAGTATACATACTACATGATTGAGATGAACCTTCAAGATACTTGTACCTTATCGGTACAAAGGTTTTAATTTCGTTATGAAAACAATCCATGACATCCGGCGGTCTAACGCCAGAAAACTGAGAGATGGTGTTGGCGGAAATTCATCCTTTGCCACCATGATTGATCGCGAGCCTACCCAGACCAGCAGGTTTATGGGGGATGGCGCTACTAAAAATATCGGTGACAGCATGGCACGGCACATCGAAAAATGTTTCGACCTGCCTGTCGGATGGCTTGATCAAGAACACCAGACAACGAACATCACAAAAAAACCTGATGTTTCAATCACTAATAAAAAAATAACGTTAGTCCCTGTCATATCATGGGTACAGGCCGGAGCATGGAAAGAAGTTGGCTATTCTGAGGTTGATTTGAGCACAACAGAAACGTATCCCTGCCCTGTACCCTGTGGCGAAATGACTTATATATTGAGGGTGATTGGTGATTCAATGATTGATGAGTACCGTCCGGGAGACATGATTTTTGTCGATCCAGAAGTACCAGCCTGCCACGGCGATGACGTTATTGCATTGATGCACGATACAGGTGAAACCACCTTCAAAAGGTTGATAGAAGACGGGACACAGCGTTATCTCAAAGCATTAAACCCCAACTGGCCTGAGCCTTACATTAAGATAAACGGTAATTGCTCTATCATTGGTACAGTTATTTTCTCAGGAAAACCAAGAAGATACAAAATTAAAGCCTGATCAATGTCTATGAACCTGCTTCGGCAGGTTTTTTTATACTTGACAATGTACCCTACAGGCACATAATGTACCTACATAAGATATCGAACAGGCAGGACGCCCACGAAGTAGCCGTCCGGGGCATACGAAGACCGGAATGATTCGTAAATAAAAAAGCGCCCAAATGGACGCTTCACTTTTGAACTGGATTTATAATCAATTATTTTCTTCATAAATGTTTTGTAATGTATTTATGAGATTTGGTATTTCTTTTATGGGAAAAGAATATATTGGACTTTCGATAATTTTATCAGATTCAAATGGTGGTTGTTTGCAGGACAGTTGAACTATAACTGAATTATGATCTTTAACTGGCACACAGTACCAACCACATACATCAAAAACAGGAGTATTTTGATTATCCATTATGTCCTCGACAACTAAAAACACTGCGTACAAAACTCAAAAGCAGGGAGTTATTTATAAAATTTCATAAAGAATAATTACCGATAGCGACAATTCATTGTTCTTGAATTTTGAAAAATAGCAAGACAAAACAATGTAAACTTATTTAAAAAAACTTCTTATTATGTAAACAAAACAACCAATTCGTTATATAGGAAAAACAAATAGTACGCAAGAAAATATTCAACAGGGGTATTACATTCAACCATAAGAGTAATCGTCTCTTTGGTAACTAATACCGAACATTTTATTGTAACACGGCGTATGGCACATGCGTCGTTAGCGGTCTGGGGACGTTAAAGGGGACAATCCACTCCTTGCTCGGGCAAACAAACCAGGTAGCCGGAATGTGCAAGTCAATGATGATGCTGATAAGACGCCTAACCAGCGTGGCGATCCGGTTTGACGCCTGGGAAGAGACCAGGGTGCAACGATGAGGGTATTTATGGAGCCGCGACAAAGTGTGGTGCCGTAACTGGCTAAGTGCTCTCAGCGTTGTGGTAATCCGCGAAATGGCGCGGCGGTAAGTATGGCGGGGTTACTCTTTCCCCGTTGAGGACACCGGATTGTCAGGTTGACCATACGCCTGAGTGACAACCCCACCACAACAGCCACTGCTTTGGCGGTACCAGTTTGTACACTTGCTTCCGGCTGGTACCGCTCTTTTTACAAAACAGAGAAGAGCATCACCGGACGACGGGCTCATAACCCAATCCATCCGGGCGGCTGCCACCGCAGGTGTTCTTCTCTGTTTTGTGGAGAAACTAATCGGCCTTGCAGGGTCGATATGATGAGGAGCAACAAAATGGCTAGCGAACGCAGTACTGATGTGCAGGCATTTATCGGGGAGCTGGACGGCGGCGTATTTGAAACCAAAATCGGCGCTGTTCTCAGTGAAGTCGCTTCCGGTGTGATGAACACGAAAACCAAAGGTAAGGTCTCGCTCAACCTGGAAATCGAACCGTTTGATGAGAACCGTGTGAAAATCAAACACAAACTCTCATATGTTCGCCCGACTAACCGCGGGAAAATTTCCGAAGAAGACACCACCGAAACGCCGATGTATGTCAATCGCGGTGGTCGCCTGACTATTCTGCAGGAAGACCAGGGACAATTACTGACTCTTGCCGGTGAACCTGACGGAAAACTCCGCGCAGCAGGTCGTTAATATCGTTCTTAATTAACCGATTATTTATCTCATCACTGAATATCTTTATATAGTGAGGACTTATTATGTCTCAGAACTTAGACGCAACCGCAATTAATCAAATCCATGCCCTTATTTCTGCTCAGGGTGTTAATGAAATTATCAGTAAGATTGGTGCCGATGCTGTGGCATTGCCTGAGAATTTCCGCATTCATGATCTGGAAAAATTTAATTTAAATCGCTTCCGTTTCCGTGGTGCGCTTTCCACTGCCAGCATCGATGACTTTACCCGTTATTCTAAAGATCTTGCAGATGAAGGCACCCGCTGCTTTATCGATGCTGATAATATGCGTGCCGTCAGTGTACTTAACCTGGGTACTATTGATGAACCAGGTCACGCAGATAACACCGCCACTCTCAAACTGAAAAAGACAGCACCGTTCTCTGCCCTGTTGTCTGTTAACGGCGAGCGTAACTCCCATAAGTCACTGGCAGAATGGATTGAAGACTGGGCCGACTACCTTGTGGGCTTTGATGCTAATGGTGACGCTATTCAGGCAACAAAAGCGGCTGCGGCAGTCCGTAAAATCACGATTGAAGCAAACCAGACCGCTGATTTTGAAGATAATGACTTCAGCGGCAAACGCTCCCTGATGGAGTCTGTCGAAGCGAAGACCAAAGACATTATGCCAGTGGCATTTGGATTTAAATGCGTTCCGTTTGAAGGCCTTAAAGAACGTCCGTTTAAATTACGCCTCAGCATTATCACTGGCGATCGTCCTGTACTGGTTCTGCGCATTATTCAGCTGGAAGCGGTGCAGGAAGAAATGGCTAACGAATTTCGTGATCTGCTTGTTGAGAAATTTAAAGACAGCAAAGTAGAAACCTTTATTGGTACTTTCACCGCCTGATTTCATTACTACAAATGCCCCTGTGGGGGCATTTATGGAAACGTAATTGACTCAATAATCGCCGGATGGCGAGGACTTCCTTTTACCAGAATTCAGCGCGGTGCAGCACATATACGTGGAGAACAAAATGTCATTTATTAAAACTTTTTCCGGGAAGCATTTTTATTATGACAGGATAAATAAAGACGATATCGTGATTAACGATATCGCAGTTTCCCTTTCAAATATCTGTCGCTTTGCCGGTCATCTTTCACACTTCTACAGCGTCGCCCAACATGCGGTGCTTTGCAGCCAGCTGGTGCCGCAGGAATTTGCTTTTGAAGCGTTAATGCATGATGCAACAGAAGCGTATTGTCAGGACATTCCCGCACCACTGAAACGCCTTCTTCCTGACTATAAACGGATGGAAGAAAAAATAGACGCCGTAATCCGTGAGAAATACGGATTACCCCCAGTTATGAGTACACCCGTGAAATATGCCGATCTCATCATGCTGGCAACCGAACGCCGCGATCTCGGGCTTGATGATGGCTCTTTCTGGCCTGTACTGGAAGGCATCCCAGCAACAGAGATGTTCAACGTGATTCCACTGGCACCGGGCCATGCCTACGGGATGTTTATGGAACGTTTTAACGAGTTATTAGAATTACACACATGCGCATGAGTCTTTCAACTGTACAACCGCAGGGGAGCAGCAATGAACAACTTAATGACAACAAAACAAGTCGCCGAATTCTGTGGCGTTTCAATATCGACGGTGCTTCGCTGGAACAGCGTAAACAGGAGGACTGGCAAAAAATACAGGCCAGATTTTCCAGATCCTGATATTAAATCCTGTCCAAATAAATGGGCATCAAGAAAGATTTATAGGTTTGCAGGTATTATTGAGTAACGTGAGTCAGCTCAGATATGAGCTGACTCATTTATGACACAGAGCCCAAGCGAATCTGAGTATCCGCTCCGTGTCATAAATGAAATGTTCAAGCGTGTATCCACAAATAGACAGACGCTATAAACAACATATTATGTGTAATCATTTAACCATGTAACAAATTGTTTTTTCAAACATAAGATCACTTTCCGAGTGTCATTAACATCTGTTATAAAAGCCTTTACACCTAATAGATTCATACATCATTAGAAAGGTTATCGATGAGAAAAACGCCCCCCTCATTAAATCTTGGCATCATCTACTCTTTATTATTCTCTATGGCAGTGCTCATCATCATGCCACAGGAAGCGCCTTTATACCCCATTGTTATTTGGTTGTGCATGATTGTTCTTTGCGGGTTCATCATACACAAATACTGGTATAATAATTCACCTAATCAACGGGTCATTCGCCTCCCCCAAAACTATAGAAAAACACAAAATTCAGCATTATTGTCAACAGTGCTATTTTTACTGACATGCATTTCTTTCAAATTTATCAGTCAAATCAGTATACCTATTTTTAGTGCACTTATTTTTGCTACGATTTTGTGTATCACAAATACTATATTATCTCACATAAAATTGCTCAATAGAATAGAAAAAAAACCACTAACAGATGCAAAGATCGGAATTAAATACTCGTGGTTAATCATCTCATTAATCTCATATTATTACGCACGCTCTCTAACATCAAATATATTGGATATTCCTTTCGATACAACATCAAACAAACTCATAACAGCAGTTTTTGCATTATTTTTTATTTTTACATTCTATCTTGCCATTTACCTCGCTTACATTAGTTACTTAGCAAACATATCGCCTAAAATAAAAAAAAGGAAATCAGCAACATCTGACAACTTAAGATATTCTATGTCTTTTTTTGCACCATTATTTCTTATTGGTTACATTTCACTTATTGTACTTTGTATACAGACGAACTCCATCATTAATTTTGGTATTAAGTTTGCCGTAATGTATGATGCTCGCGATACTTTCTTTTGTAATAATAAGTATATGTGGCTCAGCGAATACTCTGACGCTCGCTTTATGTTTATCACCGATGGGAATTATCGTGCATTAATACCTCACCATGATGACTTTGGTATATTACGTTTGACCTGTACAACTAGTGAACCTTTCTATTCACTAGTTGCTGTACAAAATAAAGAAGATGTTATGTTAACGGTTTTGAGAAAGCAGGCAGAAATTCTTGCTAGTGACATAAAGATGGAGAAAGCACTGAATGTCCAATGACTCTCCTAAATCGCCAATATTTCGGAGGTTAACCTCTACTTCTCACTCAAATAGGATTGTTAGATTTGGTTGTGATTTCTGGATTCTAAAAATGTCATTGGGAACATGAGCTAATACAAGTAACTATCGCCTCAACCCTCTCCCACCACGCTTGGTAGGCTTTACGCTGTTCTTCTAGATAATTGCTCTTGTCATAAACTTGCCATACCCCTGGCAGTTTATGACCCAGCATTATTTCTGCAATATGAGGCGCAGTAAGATCAGAAAAGTTTGTTCGTGCTGTTCGCCTCAAATCATGAAGAGACCAATGAGGGAATTGATACCCCAAACGCCGCCATGCGTATTGCATTAAATTGTAAGGCAGCGACTGCAATGATGTCCGACCAACGGGTTCCCTGCTTCCTTCCTTAGTAAAAAGCATATCGGAACCATTGTTCATAGAAATAGCGTACTTTATAAGCTCTTCAACCGGTTCAATAATGGGCCGCTTTAGCGGTTCGCCTGTTATCTCCCCAGTCTTATGTCGTTCTGGTGGTACAGTCCATACTTTATTAATGAAATCAAAATCGTCCACCCGGGCGGTAATTAGCTCTGAACTACGGCAACCAAAATGCAGCAATAGTTTAATGAAGGCCCGGTATTTAGGAACCATTCGAGAACCATCGATCGCAGCATAAAGGATTTTAATTTCATCATGTGTCAGAAACCGTTTCTTCTGACCTTTACGGATATCCATATCTTTACCCGTGATATCCGACAGCGGGCGAGTTTCAATGAGCTTTCTCTTATACGCCCAGACATGGGCCTGCTTTGCGTTAATTAGCAATCGGTCTGCTATTGCTGGAGTCTTAGTGCTAAGAGGCTCCAGGACTTCTAACCAATCATGCAATGTAGCTGCATCGTGAGGGATATTCCCGATTTTAGAGAACAGGTGCAGCTCAAACGAGCGAAGTATCTGTTCAGAACCTTTTTTATTTTTTACACAATATGCTTCATACCAAGCACGGATCACAGACTCTACCGTCATGGCTTCAGTAGCTTTTCGTTTTTCAGCCTGCTTGACCAATCGTGGATTACGGTTTGACTCGAGTTCACCACGAAGACGGATAACTTCTTCTCTGGCCTCTTTTAATCCAGTTGCCGGGTAAGTTCCGATATCAAGACGCTCACCTTTCCCTGCCCATTGATAACGATATTGGAACACTACGCGACCTTTCGGTGATACTCTGACAGACAGACCATCACGATCGGATTTAACCAAAACCTTATCACGTTCCTTTCCAACGACTGAACGCAACCACGCATCAGACAGCGCCATTACTCACCTTGTACAAATCGCAAAACACCTCTGCTGCTTTGTACATTATGTACAAGCATATGTACAGATTTTTGATGAAAGCAACCTGATCGATTTAAAGTTACATGAAAGAATTTTCAATTAAAGAAGCCACATAACCATATGTATTTAAATGAGTTATATAACTAGACCTCAATTAATTGAAAGGATTTTGAAAGAGTAAAAGAGCTTTAATTTGGGATTAATTATTGGGGTGAGAAATAATGGCAAAAGTGCGGCGCTTCGCCACCTCTTGCAAATAAGGAGACAACGTCATAATTCTTTCTTCTTGAGTAAGCGGCATCGCGCCGCGCTTGTTGAAAACGAAAAATTGCGGCTATTTTACCCATCAACGGGGGGGAGGCAA